CTCATGTTGGACTATTATTCAAGAATTCACTCACTCGCCCGGCGAGCTTATCCTATCTCCGTGGGGGTAAACATCGAAAGCAGAAGTGCTGAGCTTATGGTTCAGAAACTCTGCTCAATGTCCCAGGGTCGTTATTGTGTTGATTTTGATGTCAGTAACTGGGATGGCCATTTTCCAATGTGGCTAGCCCAGATATTGACGACAACACGCAATATCGTCTTTAAGGAGTCCGGTGGTAGTATTCAAGATGCTATTGCCAGGGAAAACCTCTATCGGAGCATGGTCCATGGCTATGTACAGATAGGTAGGTTCGTCTACCGGAAATATCGAGGTATGTCTTCAGGATTCTGTGGTACTGCAGAGGATAATTCAGAGGCACATCTTGCTTTAGTCTACATTATTTGGAGGCTTGTTCTCACAAAATCTGGTGAACAAACATCTTTTAATCATTTTCTTAGTAATGTAGTTTTATTTACTTATGGAGATGATATTATTCTATCAATCTCCGAAACTTATATTGAAATATTCAATGGCGTTACCATTGCAGATGTCTATCAGACACTTGGCTGGCCCGTCACCCCTGCACAGAAGGGTGAAGAGCTTGTCAAGTGTAAGGAATGGAATCAACTAACATTTTTAAAGCGGACTTTCGTTATGTGTCCGTACCATTCTGTAACATTTGCGCCATTGGATCTGTCTACTATTCGTTCCTTGTTTGCTTGGGTGAGGGGGTCATCAGAAGAACAGATGTACTCCAATTTTAATGATGCTTTCCGGTTTTTAATGCATCATGGCAAGGATATCTTCGAAGATGCGAGAGAACAAATTGGAAAGGCACTGCGAGCTGTCAATGGACGTGGCTTGTATGTGCACTATGATGATTTTCTCTCCCATTTTCTGAGAAATTACGATAAAGTGGACTAGATATTATAATACTTTTCTCCAGCTTAAGAAATCTCCCAGGCTTGGTGCTCGTTGGGCCCACGTCTTTGCAGAGTGATTCGCTGTTGAATTGTATCATATTCAATGCACTCTTTTCCGTTCGAAATTAGGCTTGTCTTTGTGTAGACAAGAGAGCTTTGGCTGAGATGGCAAACATCGCCCCGTCAAAGACCGTTCCTGTTCGAACACTGCACTTTTTATACAAAAACACAAAATGTATGAATGAGCAACAACATGAGTTAAATCTCAAAACCCATCCAATTCGGATGCTGAAAGTTTCACACTGTACTGGTTTGAAGAAACGTCCTACTGTACAAGTGAGTTAGTTTTCACACGGGAATCTATTAGATAGTCGTGTGAAGGATCTAACATCCCGCATGGTGCAAAAACCTAGCTGTGCGTGGTGTTGGATGCAAAGTGCCTTGGCAGGCGCCTCTTGCTAGCGTTGAAACCTAAGTAAATCCGGCCCGATGTCAGTAATTATTTAAGTCGATTACTGGCTTTTCCCTAAATGTTTTAAATGTTGCATTTGGGAACTTGACCTTAGGTCAGTGACTAGTTCCATAGAATCCGGAACAGTCCTGTCCCTATTGAGTTGAGTCCTCGGGTGTTACACCCAACTTCCTTTCTTTCAAAATTTTAAAGTCAATCAACCCAAAACTCTGTGTTGTTTTGTATGAGTGACCACGTTGTGTGAATGTGAGTGTGCGTGTAACTATTCCTAGACTTATAGGATAGTTAAAAAAAAAAAAAAAAAAAAAAAAAGAGGGCCCCCCTATAGGAAAAAAAAAAAAAAAAAAAAAAAAAGAAAGAGTAAGTAAGAAAAAAATGAAA